TTAACGGCGCCGGTTGCTGATGATGTAATTCAAATTATTGATTCAAGCGAGTCTTCTAACTCTGCCAAAAACAAGAAGATACAATATACAACGCTATTAAGAAACTTACCGTCAGGAAGCAACACAACGCCTTCTTTAGGTTGGTTGGCTGATAGTGGCGCGACAGGTCTTTATAGATCGGCGGCTAATACTCTTTCTGTTTCGATCAATCAAACCTTAGTCGGTTCGTTTCAATCAAGCGGGTTACAACTAGGCGCAGGTACTCCGGCGGCACAACTCCATTTATTTAGTACTGATACAACCGACCAAATTATTTTAGAAAATAGCGATGCCGGGGCAGATACAGCCCCCGACCTTGTTTTATATCGAAATTCTGCCACCCCTGCTAATGCTGATAATTTAGGCAACCTTGTTTATAGAGGCGAAGACTCAGGCGGTAACGCCCATGACTACGCATCCATAGCCGCGTCAATTAAAACCGTAACCAATGGCGGAGAAGATGGAATTTTAGATTTGATGTCTTCAGCTAGTGGAACACTTGCCTCAAGGATAAGATTATCAGCGGATAAAGTTGGCTTTGGTGAAACTGTCCCTTTGTACCCTGTTCATATAACAGTGGCGGGAGCTGGTACGGCTTTATGGGTTGAATGTAGTGCTAACGATGCAGGTTCAACGGCTGATATAACTTTATTTTCTAGGAGGGGCGCGTCTGGAGCTGGTCAAGATAATGACATTCTTTCTACTATTTTTTGCAGGGGTAAAAATGACGCGGGAACACCGGAGCAAATAGATTATTCCGCGATTGAATCAAAAATTATAGATGCAAGTGACGGGACAGAAGACGCGCAAATAAATTTCAAAGTAATGAACGCGGGAACATTAACAACACAATTTTCTATCGATGCAAACTTATTAACCGTTGGCGATGCTGTAAACATTGCAACCAATACAAGTACAGGAACAAAGATTGGAACAGCGACAGGGCAAAAGATTGGTTTTTGGAATGTAACGCCAGTTGATCAACCCGCCGCCGTTGCTGATTTAACGGTCACGGCTTCTAGTGGTTCGCTTCCTACTCCTAACGGTTCGGTTACTATTTCCAACGCTGCTAGTCCTACTAATGCCGAGTTGCTTGAATATTGCGTTGAACTAGAGGCAAAGCTTGAAGCCGCGTTGGCTCGTTTACGTGAGACTGGTTTGATTGCAACTTAAGCATTAAATACAAAGGCATCAAGGAGATAAAACAAAAGCCGATAGATGCAACGGTTATGGGTAAAGCTTTTAATAATGCGTCTTTGATTATTTCATTCATGTAAAGCTTAAAATCTTTCTTTTGTTTATTATGGCGACATAGCAGCATTAAAGACAAAATTATGAAAAACATTCTTGGGATTCTTGGCGCTGTTTCTTTTGTTATTTCTGGCAGTCTTTTGGGTGCAACTGTTTTTTCGGTTATGTGGTTAAAGAGCCCTGAGAATCAAGAAAAAATAAAATCAAAAGTCGTTGATTCTGTGATGAAATCTATTTCATTACCAAGTCTTTCAGGGCCACCAATTCCAACACTTACTCCAAAGGCAACAACGCCCTCATTTAAAAAGCCTTTTTAGTGGATACAAAAGAGCCTCAAATAGTTGAGCCTTTTATTAATGGTCCACAAATTCAAGAGCCACAGATTCAAGAACCAATAATTCTAGATCCTCCAATTGTGTTACCTCCTCCTATAAGTGAGGGGGCGCCATTTGTTGTTGATCCATTTGTTGTTGATATGCCTGCTTGTGTTGAGGTTAGAGATTTTGAAACGGGAGGAAGTGGGCATTTTGATACGGACCCCGATGGAAATTTTGTTATTTGTGATTATTCCCAACCGGTTTTTATTGCTCCAGATTACAACCCAGATTTAAAGGTCGTTGCTCCCATTGCTCCGAAAATAGCGCCTAATGAGGCAACGCAAAAACAAAATACAACTGCAAATACTTTTAAGGCAGATGGAGGAAAAGCTATTCCATGTCCTCCAACAAATCCTGAATATCCTATTGGAAGCGTTGGGAAATATGGCCGGGCAAAAGTGACTGGCTGGAAAAGAGATTTAGTCACGGGGGAATGTTTAACACTATGGGAGCCAATACCAATTCTTGAAACTGTAGAAGCTTATATACCCCCGCCCACTCTTGTCGCTGGTGTATTTGCAACCGCATTATTTGGCGCGTCTGGGGCGCTCTTTGCTTCCCCTCTTGTGAAGCTTTTAAATAAAACAACTAAGCCATTAAAAAAGAAAATAGTTGCAGCGGTAAAAAAGAAACTAGGAAAAACAGAAAAGAAATTATCAGTTAAAGAAAGACAAGATCTTCAAAGAGAAAAAAAAGAAATTACTTTGCTATGGAAGTCTTTAAAGAAGTAGGAATTGAATGAGTATGATTTGGAAGTTTATTAACTGGAATAAAATTTACTATCTCCACATCTGAGCAAAGAGATTCATATTTTGTCCCTGCTTTAAATCTTATACCCTTTGACAATAATTCCCCGCATTTTGAAAGTCTGCCTATTTCCATTGCTAACCGTTTATCTTGTGCGTCTAATGTTAAAAGCTTGACCATTTGCTCGGCCCCTTCTCTACAACGCCTGACAGATTGACGGTCTAAATTTATATTCCAAGAAAGACTAATACCGGGATTAATTGAATAATTTTCTTTTTGATTAGTTGCAACTTTTTTCCAACCCAAAACCGCCCCCGGATTATCTGGAGCGCCGTCCGGCCCATCTACTTCATTACCATCATCGTCTATTGTAATTAAACCAAAATTATCTCTTTCATCAAAGATTGGGTCCATTCGATAAGAATCAAAAGGTCTTGTAAAACTTGCGTTAGTAGTAACAAAGGGCTGAATAACAAAGGTATCACCTTGGCATTGAAAACTATTTTTTGAAAAAGTATTTGTAAATTGTCTAGATGGAACGTTTTGCACTGCTGTCACATTGACCCCGCCGCTAGAATTTGAGACAGGGTTATTTGTCATACTTACTCCATTACTTAAAGCGGGTAATTGAGTTGTAAAACTAATAAATAAAACCGATAATATTCTCTTCATTGACTAAAGACTGAACTTGTATCGGTGATACTGTGGGTGTCAATAGTTCTATCTATGTGGACATATTCAGCGAGTCCGGGTCCAATAAGGCTTTCAGAGTATTGTGTTCCAGCCCCGGGGATAACTTGTTCATATTGAGGTTTATTATTTAGGTCAATTGTTTTCCATCTTGATGTAATTCCATTAACAGTATTTGTTGTTCCATTAATAGTTTGAGGTGTAACGGTACCCCCTCCAATAACTTTAATATTGGTCCCTGATTGATTCCACGTATAACCGGTATTATAGGAATATGACTGAATAATTTCCTTGGTTTGATTTCGAGTTTCGGTTCTAGATTGACTCGCTCCCGATCCGAAATTTGGGACCACAGGAACAGCAAAACAAGAGCCGCTATTTAATAACAATAAGAGAATAAAATATCTTTTCATTCTTGTTCATCTTCCTATTTCTACGATGCTTGAAATACTTCCACTAACCGAACTTCCAGCCGATCCCGGTGTTAAAGAAATTGCCCCGGCTTGTGTAAGACCTACAGCCATATTTGTAGAATTTCCGCCGCTATATGTGACCGTATCCCCAAGGGTTAATAAAGTTGTTGTTGCTCCATTTGAAATACCTACCCCCGTTTGAGTCGGGACAACATCGCCTTGCAAAAATGACTGTGTTAGGGAAGTTGAGGAGCCAGCAGATGTCTGGGCAAAAGTATGAGTCCCTAATAAGGCAGCAACTCCTGTATGGGTGCCATTTGATTCTGCTGGAGCTGTTAAACCTCCGATTGCCGAGGCGGTGATTCCCTCAGAAGAAAATGAAGTTGTAGAACCAATTCTTTTACTGTGAGAATAGGCTCCATCTGTAACGCCTGAAACAACAGTTTTTAATTCATGCTTAAAACCCGCATTTGCTGGAATAGCAGCGAGAAGAAAAGCAAAGGGGATTAATAGTTTTTTCATGGAATTAAACGGCCTGTTTGTGGGTCTATTTCTTTACCTGAAATTGGATCTGTTTTTACTACTTCGGCGCCTTGAATTTGAATTGGCGTTAATACCCGAATTGTTTGATAGTTTCCGCCACCTTCGGCCATCATTGCTTGCATTTCTTTTTTCGTCATTGGCTTATCTTCTGGGGGTACTTCAAATGTTCCATCACCCTTTTTCTTTGCGTTCTTATCTAGCCCAAAACTTGCGAGGCTGGAAGCTAGGAGCGAAGCCGGGAACGTAATATCTTGCTTTTCGCCACTTGTTAGGCCGGGGATCTTAGGTAAGTAATTCAATGTAACCAACGCCCCGGACCAAAAAACAACTAAAAGCCGCACCCCAATTCCGACGTATTCAAACTGTTCATCGCGATCGGGTATTTTTTCCTGCAATTTTTGAATTAAATTCTTTTTTGTTTCTTGCTTTTTTTCTTCCATATGACGCCATAGCAAAGAATGATTAATATTACAATAGCTTCAAAAAACGTCTTGTGACCGAGATTGGCGCGGCCATAGTGTCAGGTGCTTTTGTGTACCTCGCTATGCAAGCCAAAAAAAACTCAGAGTTAAAGGTTGAAATCTTTACGCGCTTAAATCGCCTAGAGCAAACAACCGCAAGACTAGAAGAACGCTGCCCTATGAAAAACACTAGATGAATCATTTAATTCAAAGCCCGATATTTTGGGCTGCTATTGCCCTTGCTTCGGAAATTGTAGGCGCGTCAAAACTAAAGCAAAACTCAGTTATTCAATTAATCTTTGAGACTTTGCAAAAAATGAAAACTAAAGTAAACGACAATCCAAAATGATTAAAAAAATATCAGTAGCAGAAAACGCCGCCAGGAACGAGTACCAAGAAAAGCTTTACCGTCTGGATAATAGAGACGACCCTAAACACCCTAAAGCGAATACGTTTACGGGCCTTCATACCGAAATAATGATTTATAAGCGGTTAAAAGAAGAAATGGAAATATACGACAAATGGAAAAATAGGTACTGGCGTATAGCTAACGATTAGAATCTTTTATTTCGTCAATAATCATATTGATCATAATGGTCTTTGAATAGTGGCTCGGCGTGCCTGCAAGCGCTCTTAATTCTCGGCTTGTCTTATCCCTCAAAAATCTTTTCATACCGTCTAGAGGTTCAGGGCTTTCATATATAAAAAGCTTTCCTATTGAATCAAGAATCTTTTTCAAGGCTGCTTATCCTTTTACTATGTCTAGATATTAATAAGATGCAGAAAGAAGAAATATTGCTTTGTGATTGTTCACATTGTCGAAACATAAAAAAGCAGCAAAAACAATTAGAGCTGCATTTAAAAAAAATTAGTTTGTCTAAAGTATTAAAGGCGTCCCCGTCACCTTATCCTCGCTAGACTTGAATTGCCCTTAATCTATGCAATTAAGAGTTAAACACCTAGGGATGGGTATCTATTAAACCTCTTGACGTTTTGCATGGCGTCGAGGGGTTTTCTAGTATTGACAGGCAAAAAAAAAGACCCCTTTCGGGGCTGGGTGGTTTACTTCCAAAGTTCCTTTACTTGCTTGACTGTTGCGAAGTGGTAAAGGGCGTTGTCTTCAAAACGAACAACAGTGAAGCGATAACCGTTTAATTGCTGTGAAGTTTTGCCGCCATCTACAACACCGAAACCGTTTTCTAAAGCTTGTAGTTGAATTTTCATCTTGGTAGCGTCTCCGCTTTGTTTACTTCTTTATTATACATAGTAAGGGTATACCCCTATGAGAACGTAACAATATATTCACAATTAATATTCAATACCTATACATAGTAAAAGCCGGGGGATGGATCACGACCAATTCGTGCCCTGTCTTCACCTTAAATATCAAAGGCTTATAACTCACCCTTACGGGATACGGTGAAACACCGCGTCGAACAGGCTCCCCGGCGTTGGTTAAAGTTTATTTAGATCTACTACTTGCCTCCATAGTCCCCTCATGGAATGTTCTTCATCTATTGGAATCTCTGTGTAGTAATCATATTGCAGTAAAGTTTTTGTTTTCTCGTCATAAAAAATATAATTGTGATCTGGGTTTCTAGGCCAATGGGTACAGTTTTCATAATTCTTCCACATGTTCCAAACTATTTCGGGTGAACTTTCCATTGATATAAAAGCGAAGGAATAAAAAACCCCCTATGAAGGGGGCGGGGTAATTAAAGAACTGAAAGATTCATGTTTGAAATAAACGCTGTAAAGATGCTTGATGCTGTTACAACGAATAAAACCTGATTGAATCGATCAAGTCTATTTAGTCTTACTTGCATTGAACGCGCTCTTTTTAATAGAGGTCCTTTGTTCAGAGAAGAAAGAGAAGAAGAAGTCATTTAAAAGGTCCGTGTCTCCACGGGTCGAATTGACTCTTTAACAATAGCAAAAGGGGTAAACCCCTACTATTTACTATTTACACATAGTAACATTATGCAAATCTAAAACCCTTTGTAGTGGTATCGCTGCAACTTGAGGCACAACGCTATTTCCCAACGACTTCAATCTTTTAGCTCTGTCCACCCCAAAGGGAACCCCATTAGTTCTTCGCAGAATGACGGGTTCAGATATGTAGCTTCTCCACTTTGGGGAAAGCATGTTTCGTTTATAACTCCAGCTAAATAACCTTTCCTTGCAAAACTTAGGCTGGATTTGCTCCCCCTCTTTCCGACTCCCTTCCACATTGAGGCCGTTGGCGTTGGCAGCATCCCTTCTGAAGCAGACACAAAACCATCTGTCTCTTTCGTGGGCGGCTCCAATAAAGGAAGCTGGTATGCATGCATATTCGCAATCAAAGCCTGCCTGGGCCATTTGTCCAAGTACAATTCCAATCCCGTTGTTAAGGATTGCTGCGACGTTTTCCAATACGACGTATCTAGGTCGTAGCTGCAAAATAACCCTATATAACTCGAACCATAACCCAGATTCTGAAGTCGTCGTAATCCCTTCTCTACGCCCGTTGTTTGAAATTGATTGGCATGGAAAACCACCTGTGAGAACTGAAGCTGAATATGGTTCGGGGTTGTAGGTTCTGATGTCATGGAATTGTTCGACATGAGGCCAATGTTTTTTTAATACCTTTTGGCAATAGGGGTCACATTCGACAAAACTAACTGTTCTAAATCCTCCAACAAGTTTTTCAGCGGCATAACTAAAACCGCCAATACCGCTAAAGGTATCGATAAGGCGTAGTTCATCCATTTATGAACTTGGCGAATTGCTCAACCGTTAAAACAACGCGCCAATGTCCTCCACGCCATCTCACCATAGAAGCCGCGTATTTTGCGCCGGCGTTCTCTCGTTGGCTTTCTACTTCTCTAGGTTTCTTCAAACATGCGGTAGAAGTATCCTTATAGTTAGCGACCTGAACAACACAATCAGGGATGCCAATAATGTCCCCTACATCGTCAGGGATGCCCGCCGCTAAAGTTCTTTTGCATTCATAGCCCGTCACTTTAGTTAGAAGTTCAGCGGCTTCTCTTTCGGCTTTATCACCCTTAGCTTTGTTCTTATTCATATTCAAGTTTTTTTATTGATTCATAAATTGAGTCGAATTTTTCTATATATTCCTCGTCAGATAATTCAAGTTCTTGTAATTCCCATACCCTATTCAGCTCCGCTAGTTGACCCCTTAGATCCTCTAGAAGTTTTTCTTTCGTTTTCACCTTGTACCCTCCAATAATTAATTAATAGGTTTAATTCGTTGATACGCTGTTCAGCGTGTTTTATTTTTTCTTCTCTCGTCACTTCTCTAACGTGATAGCCCACGTAAAACCGCGCTTTTCTTCTATTGCGATTTCATCCTCAATTTCTAAATTTTTCTGTTCTTTTAACTTTGTCTCTAGTTGGTTTACAACATCAGAAAATTGATATTTTTTAGGTAAATTCCTTTTTGAAATCTTTATCCCATTTTCTGAATAACTATTTTTAATATTCCCGTAAAAATGATGATCATTAATCTCTTTTAATAAGGTTTCTTTTTTTAATCTTATTTCTGTTTCTTGTTGTCTAATTTTTTTAAACTCTTCTGTGATCCTTGGCAATGGATTTAAAAGGTCTTGTGAAAGAGTGGGTGAATAATCAATAGTCGTCATTAGCTTGTTTGATTTGGTAGTTGTAACAGATTTCTAGATGCGAAATAATTGATTCTCTAATAAGCGCATCATCTAAAAGAGTTGATAAAAGATCGTTATTAGGATCAAGTAAATCATTAATTTCGTTTTCAGGGACTTGCTCGATTCGTTTAATTTTTTTAGTAATCGAAACGGGTTCGACCTTCTTGTTCTTGGGCATACGCAGCAATAGTAACAAGCGATCCAGAATCTTCAGAATCAAGGCTAATGGTAGGTAAAGGGTTAGATACAATATGAGAAGAAAGGGCGACAAAAGGCAAGCCAAGAATTGCAAATAAAACGGTCTTTTTAAGTTCGTGCATTTCATTTTTAG